ATTTGAAGAACTTTTTTGATTCTTTTCTCTTCTTCTGTCTACTTTATTGACTATGGTCCAATATGATTTGGATTGTGCTTTGTGAGTAAGTATTCATTTACGGTTACACCGTTCATTGTTGTGGTTGTATCAGGTTTCAGAATTGCCATTCTTATCATCCTCACTTTCTTTCAGTTGTTCCTCAGCTCTGCCTACCTTTGTTTGCAGAACGTCAATTGCTTTCTTGATTACCGGCGGATACGGAATTCCCATGAGTGTGGTATTCTCCACAATGGAGAGCAGCTCATTCAGACAGAAGCTGATGCACACGGTATCACGGATGTAATTTGTGCCAATGAGAATATTGATTCTCACGCCGACCACCACCATAAGAAGAATACAAAACTTCTTTGCAAGACCAACCCAGCCTGCCGTGCTGTTGAGTGTGCCGCTTTCGCTGTGTTTGGATTTGCCCATTGCCGCAGTTACAATGCCTGTCACAAAATCAATGCCCATAAAAACTACAAGTGTTGCCAATGCGGAATCCCAGCCGCCGAGCAGTGTGGTAATCACTCCTCCCACCACGCCTGCAATCATACAGATTGTTTCTTTCATAAACATCACCCTTTCATAAATTTGATAGATTTCACCATCGGATGGGAATTATCCGATGTGCCTTGGAAGGCAAGGTAATATTCTCCATCCGACACATTTTCCAGTGACTGCATCACTGAAATGGACGTATCGGAATAAAGCCATTGAAATGACAGTGAAACAGCATTGCCGTTTTGGATTTCTTCGTAGATGTGCCTTGCAAGCTCAGAGCCTGTCTTATCGGTTTTTCTCACCAGATAAAACTCGGCATTTTCCAACGCACCAACCACATAATTCAAAATCAAGTGCATGGCAGAAGTGATGAAAACAGGTGTCAGACACATCACAAATACCGTTCCTGCCCAACCAAAATCTGTTTGATTGACATGCAGTGCATAATCATTTTCGGCACAGCAGAAATGCGGATAACTCTCCGAAAAACCGGATAGAGAACGATAGCCGTCATTGTAATAGGTGTAAATATTTTCGCCGTATTTCTCAAGGGCATCTGTACCGGATTCAAATAAAACGGTATCGCTGACAGAACTTGTCTGTTTGATGAGATTTTCCAGATATACGGCATTTTCCGTTATCTTTTGCAGTTCCGCTTTGGTGGCATAGCCGGATAAATCCATATCATCTGCGTCACTTCCGTCTGCTCCTTTCAGCGATTCCAGCCACTCGGTTTCTGTTCCTGAAAAGCCGTGTTCCACTGCAATGATATATGCGGATTTACCGTCAGAGCCATTCACACCGTTTTTCCCATCCACGCCATTTTCGCCGTCTTTCCCTTTGAGAGAAGCAAGCCACTCTGCAAGTGTCCCTGTAAAACCATTCTCCACAGCAAGTTCATATGCAGATAAGCCGTCTTTTCCATCCTTGCCGTCTGCACCATCTTTCCCATGCTGCACTTCACCGATTTTCTGTAAAAGCTGTGTATACAAATCAGGCGTCGGCGGAATGGGAGAATCGGCATCCTCTCCCACAAATCCGGATGCACGAATATGTAGTGTCACCGGAACTGTTGTGGCACGCAGTCCGGATGTATTGTCAGCGTCATATCCGAATACGGATAGCTTTACCGCACCTGCATGAAGCTCCGCAGGCAGCAAACAGGACAGTCCGTCAGTGCAGAGCACACGGTTGTATGTTTCATCACATTGGGTAAACTGCACCACCTTGTGAAACTTCTTCCAGTCACCGTCAAATACAAATTTCAGTGTTACAAATGCAATCTGGTCGGAGGCAATCACTTCACGTTCCAGAATCTCAATTTTCTGTCCCTTTACAAGAAATTTCAGCATCATTCCTTCACCTCTTTCCATGTTTTCGTGCTTGTGACATATTCCATGTATCCATCAAGGCACTGGATTTTTGAAAGCGGAGATTCAATATCAACTGCATGGCTGTCCCAGTTTGTATTTTTCTTCACAGCGTTCCAATCAGCAAGAGAACCCTCATAAGTGATTGTGGTCAAAGATTCACAGTAATTGAAACAGCCGCCCACAATTTCCTTGACGTTTCGGGTAAGCGTAAGGTTTTTTAGTTTTGTGCATCGTACAAACATTCTGTCACTAATGACTTTGCCGCCATATCTCACCGTTTCAAGATACTGACACTCACTGAATGCCATTGCACCTACGGTTACCACAGAGGACGGAACGGTTACGGACTTGATTGCCGTTCCTGCAAATGCGTTTACGCCAAGTTCCGTGACACGTTCCGGAATCTTCAGTTCCGTTAAGCCATTAAGACTCTGATGATAAATATATCCATCAATATGCGGCAGAAATGCAGCCTTTTTGATTGCTGTAAGCGTTGTCGGAAGTGATACTGTTTTTAAGTTATCACAATACTGAAAAAGTCGTTCACCAATGCCTGTCACGCCCTCTGAAACAATAACTGACTTGATATTGGAATTATTCTGAAACGGTGACGGATTGCTGTCGGTAGAATAATCGAATGTTGCCCCTGTGCCTTTGAGGAGCAGTCTGCCGTCCGAATAAAGTACAAAATCCACGCTTTGACCGCATTTTCCGATAGAAACCACATCGCCTGTCATCTCATCAATTTTCAGCGTTAACTCGTTTATCTTTGTTGTCAGCTGACCGACTGTGATGTTGTAATCTTTTATCTGCGTCTGAATTTCTGCAAGTTGTGAAAGCATATCTGTAACCTTGCATTTGCCAAGAATACAGCGGACATATCCGCAGAAATTATTGTTTTCTCTGTAATCTGTAATGCTGAGTTCTAATGTGCCTGCATCAAGTCTGATAATGCAAAGGGTGAGATATTTCTTGTAATCTGTATTCTGAAATCTCGGTATTGCAGGATTGGTGGCAGGTGTTCCGGCGAGAATTTCAAAGCTGACATTACGGACGTTTTCAGAAGTGTTGCAACAAATTCCAACCGCCATATATCTCGGCAGGGATTCGTCCACATAGCGAGATAAATCATAGGTGTATGCCGTATCCGAAATGAAATAATGCCCCTGAATCCAAGCCTTTCCGCTGCCGATTGTCAGTTTCAATTTGCTTGCAGACAGCTTGAAACACTGTCCGAAGTTGTCCTGAATTCCGTCACAGATAATACTGCCGAGATAGTCATTAAAATTCTCAGCAGTATATGTTCTGTCAAGATTTTTAGAATTGAAAAATCCGAATGAAAATGCCATGTTAAGCCTCCTTAAATGTCGGTGTTAAATTTCTGCCGTTGTGGTCAAAGCTCTCAATCATTCCGACAAGCTGTATTTTATTCTGTCTGATTCCAAACCTGTGGTGTTCCACGGTGACAAAATCCCCAACAAAATAGTCCACACCGTATTGAAACTGTGTGGACTGCACTGCAATCTGTGATTCTGATTTCATTGTTATGGGAACAAGACTTTGTTTTCCTTTCTCTTTCAGAAGTTCCGAATATTCTTCCTCAGATAATGGTTTTGTTTCGCCATTTTCCTGTTCTTCATTTGAAATGTCTTTTGCATCAACATACACTTCATAGCGTTCGAGAGAAGAAGGCTCTGTTCCTTCAAAATATGTGGTTCTCTTGCGTTTTTCACCTTCGCCTTTTCCCAGAACATAAGCGTAATTTTTCTTGAATGAGGTATCTGTAAAATAGGTGAAAGACAGAAGATTGTTGTACCTGTCAGAGAAAATGATGTGCGGATTTACTTCCTGTAATATACTTCTGTCAGTACCCTGCGAAAGTTCAAAAATCATTTCATACTGTTCATTATCTATTCTGGAAAGTCTGATATTTGCAGTTCCGCCGATTTTTTCACAAATGGTATACACCCATTCCATCAGATTGTCGTAGCTGACCTGCAACTTTGTTTTTGCATCCCAACAAGAACCTGACGAACAGCCGACAACAAGTCCCGGAATTTTTCTGATACCAGCTGTACAAGCATTATGCTGCACCACATTCATTGCAATCTGAGAATATGAAACAAGTTTTGTAAAGTTGAATGTGGGATAGATGATTCTGCGTTCAAGTAAGCACATTAAAAATCTGCCTTTGATGATGAGATAATCTCCATCTTCAGCATCGGTTTCAAGTTCCACAGATTCAATCAGTCCGAAATGTTCCTTGTCGTCATCACGGCCAACAATTCTACCAGTCTGAAAAATCTCGATATTTCGGGGAGATGCAGCAATGTATACTTCAAAAGCACCGCATTTGTAATATTCGATGTCCCACAAAAGCGAAGAAAAGCTGTCGCAGACAGCCTCAAGTGAAATATTCAGTTTATCATTCAAGACAGTCATATTATAAATTTCAATCTGCATTTTCACACCCCTAAGTACGCATTGCGGTGAATAAGACGGACTTTCAGGCTTGACAGCCCCTCAGATGCACGAACATAGAATTTATTTTCGCCTGCTTTCAGATTCAGCCATGTTGAACCTGAAACAAGCCGGTTGATGATATTTGTCACAACGCCCTCACGCTTCAGAAGAACGGTTTTGTTGCCTGTTTTCGTAGTTATGGTGATAACATCGCCCTTTTGAATATCGCCCGAAATCTGCATATATTCGTCCGTCAGAGCGTTGTAAATGGTCGGATTTTTCGCAGGTCCACCGCTGATTTCAAGAGTGAATCCAACATCATCACCGCTGTTGTTGATAGTCATCATATCCTGCGTATTATATGCACCAATCGGAAATGGTTCGTCATTATCAGGGCAGACAAAATGAAATGCACCTCTGACACGGGAATATTCTGCAATCTGCGTTTCGGTGGAATACCAGTAAATATCAGGGCAGAGAACGGAAATCTGCCCATTGGTCAGCTTTTCAAAATTCTCCACCTCGCAGGTTTCCACAATACCCTCAGCATACACAGAAATATTTTTTGTGGAGTAGTAAATTTTGATGTAGCGTGACGGCTTGACCACACGATATAGTTCGTGCCTGCGGAGTTCCACATCAACCCCACGCATTTCAAAAGGAATGACTACATTTCGCTTTTCAATAAAGGCATTGTTGAGGTAACTGCCATTCATTCCTGCATAATTTGAAGTGCTGACTGTTCCTGTTGGAGGATCAAGTCCTTTGATTTTGGAGAAAATGTATCGGCTTGCGGTTCTGGACAGGTCTATCTGCTGACCTGTTTCGTTTTCGAGAATGAGTGTGTAAAACAAAATTTCACCTGCCTTTCATTGACTTTGTATATGTGCTTGTGGTATACTATTAATGAATTAAATGTAGGGCATTTGCCCTACAAATCAGAATCAATCCTGTGATATTGTAGATGTTGTTTCGGAAAAGAATGCGGAAATTGGTGCTGTTGATGTTCAGCGAGGCAGGACTCTGACGAACCAGAAATTCCAGTTTACAAAGGAGATACATACACCTATGAAATATACAAACAGTCATTTGAAAGCCGCATATAGAATATATCTGATTGTGCTTTATATAGGTATAGTTTGCTTAATGTTCGGAACATTCCTTTTAGGTTTTGGATTTATGAAAACGAAAATGCAGCTGGACAGTGTGCAGCCGTTGGAAAATGTTTTGCAGGAAAAGTCCAATCATGCGAATAAAACTGCTTATATTGAAATAATACGGATTCCTCAAAAAATTTCAGAAGATAAGTACGAATCCTATTATCTTGTAACAACAGAAACAAATACATATATTTCAGGAATGCAAAGCGAACAGTTCGAAGTTCTGAAACATGAGGTTGAACAAAATGGAAAAGCAAGACTGGAGGGCATGACTAAAGTAATCATTGATGATAAAGTTAAAGAAGATGTTAAGCAGTATATAGGAAATGAATATATTCAAATTCGTGTAACGGAATTAACTTATGGAAGCATTCTGAAAGAAGGCTATATTGTGAACCTGATTTTAGGAGGGATCACAAGTCTGGTTAGCCTTCTACTTATATATAAAAATGCGTATGCACTTGGAAAATACAGAAATCCCAAGGCAAAACTCATCGATGAAGAATGCAATCAAAAAGATGCCATCTGGTTAAATGCGTACAGTATATATCTGACAAAAAGCTTTTTGGTTACATTATACAATGAAAGAATTACCGCAATAGAAACAGAAACGATATGTGAAGCAAAATTATTTCACGAATTAAAACAAAACCTAACATACAGAACATTAGAAATAAAGACATTAGAGAATGAGAAAATTGTAGTCAGTGAAATGTTGGAACAGAACAGCTTTATAGATGAAGAAGAAATAAACTATTTGGATGATATTTTCCGCAAGAAAAATATTAAATTTTCTTGTGAAATAGAGTCATATAATTATGATGAGGAGGAATATTGAAACTATCATAAACTCCCCCTAATTTGCAATAATAAAGTATTGACCACAAAATCGCTCCTTTTCTACATTTTCACCGCATTCTTCGTCTGCCGATAAATCTCCAGCCGTGACAGTGATTTCGGGCTATTGTTGGTCTGATTCACTGTGCGGCTGTTGTCGTTATTATAGTAATTGTTGACCACCGAATTTTCAGAAGCACCGTTCATCATTGCCCCCGTCATACCGTCAAGGTTGTAGTTTTGCTCAGAATTGAGCGAAAGTTTCATAGTATCCGCAACACCCGAAACCGCCTTTGCTACGACTTTTTTGCTCTTGTTGATGCCGTCTGCCAAGCCGTTCATGAAGTCCGGCATCCAGCTTTCAAAATCCGTCAGCGGACCTACATCAGGGACAGAAAAATGCAGATAACTGCGGATCGTATCGGCAATTCCGGAAACGCTGTCAGCAAGACTGCCGATCATACTTCTCAAACCGTCAATAATGTTGGAAACAATATCCCGTCCCCAGTTCCAGGCATCAGATGCAAGACCTTTGACGTAATTGACAGCATTAACAAAACCGCCCTTAATCGTGGTGTAAATACCATTGATGATAGAACCAATTGAAGATTTTACATTGTTCCAGATACTTGTCACGGTCGAATGAATCGTATTCATCACTGATGAAATCGTGGAAGAAATGCTGTTCCAGACGGAAGATACTGTGCTTTGGATAGCATTTACCACACTGGAAACCGCACCGCTGATCGCATTCCATACACTTGAAATGACAGAACTTATGGTGTTCATCACGCTTGAAATAAAGCTTGAAATTGCGTTCCAGACCGATGTAACAACACTTGAAATAGTGCTTAATGTCGTTGAAATTGCGGTATAAATGGCATTCCATATCATTTCAAAGAACGTTTTAATGCCTTCAAGCAAAAGTGTGAGAAATGCAACAATTGCATTCCATATAGTCTGTATCTTTTCCGAGATCCAATCCATCACATTGCTGATGATGATGTGAATTGCCTGAAAAATGGTTTCAAACAGGTATTTGAACGCCTCTAAAAGCGGAGAAATAAAGCTGTAAATTGCATTCCAGATGCTTGAAATCGTGTCATAAATGGTGGTGCAGACAGTTGAAATAACCGTCCAGATCGCATTGAAAATATTGGCGAAGAAGTCGTGGATACCAGTCAGGATTCCAGCAAAGAAATCATAGACAGAGGTAAAAATCGTAACCGCTGTGGTATAGATCGCAGTTGCTATTGTGGTAAAGAATGTAGAAATCGCATTCCAGATGTTTGTGAAAAAATCAGCGACAGACTGAAATGTAGAACAGATGCTCTCCCAGATGCCAACAAAGAAGTTTTTGATGTTTGTCCACACTTCATTCCATGATGTTCCGAACCAACCGAGAAATACATCTGCCACACCTGTCAGTGTGTTCAGAATATTGCTGAACTGGTTGACTACAAAGTCCCAGATACCTGTAAAAATGCCTTTGATACCGTTCCAGCACTGTTCCCAGTTTCCCGAAAATAAGCCGATAAATACATCAAGAACGCTTAAAATGGTATCCGTCACAAAAGTGAAAATATTTGAAATATGCTGAAATACGCCCTCAAATACAGGAGCAAGCAAACTGCACAGGCCATTCCATATAGATTTCAGCATATCGCCGAAACTTTGAAAGTTAAAGCCCAACGCATTCACTCTGTCAACAATTCCTGATGTCAGGCGTTCAAACGTGGATTTTATCTGTTCCCAGATGGAAAGAATGCTGTTTTTGAAATCCTCATTGGTGTTCCACAAATGCACAAAGGCAGCGACCAGCGTTGCAATAATCGCAACTATAGCCACCACTGGAGCAGAAATACCGCCGATCGCCGCACCAAGCGTTGAAAATGCAGTCTTAGCACCCGCAATCATTGTCGGAATTTTTGAAATGAATGTCATCATACTTCCGATAGAAGAAATTGTTTTGCCCACCACAATCAAAAGCGGACCTAAAGCCGCAGCCATCAATCCGATTTTGATAATGGTCTGTTTTGTTGCAGGGTCAAGGGCATTCAATTTGTCCACAAATCCTTGTATTTTGGTGATGATGTCACGAATAACAGGCATCAGAATTTCTCCAAAAGAAATAGCCAGTTCTTCAAGCTGTGACTTCAAAATAGTAAGCTGTCCTGCGAGATTATCCTGCATGGTTTCCGCCATTTGTAAAGATGTGCCGTCACAGTTTGCAATGGCACCCGACAATTTATCAATATCCGCAGGTGCAGCATTCATCAGAGCAAGAAAGCCCGACATGGCATTTTTGCCCACAAGAGTTTCTGCGGCACTTGCTTTTTCGGATTCCGACATCTGGTCAAATGCAACCCTGCAATCCGCTAAAATATCAGATAAACTTCGCATTGAACCATCGGAATTAGAAGTTGCGATCTCCATTTCTCCAAAGGCGGCAGAGCAAAATTTTACATCGCCGGAAAGAGCAGCCATAATAGAACGCATAGAAGTACCGGATTGTGTAGACTTGATACCTGCATTCGCCATTAAACCCAGTGCCTCAGCGGTATCTTCACATGAAAATCCTAAAGCACCTGCAATCGGAGCACAGTATTTGAATGACTCACCAAGCATAGATACATTTGTGTTGGCATTGGAACTTGCAGCCGCCAACACATCAGCAAAATGACCGCTATCTTGTGCTGTCAGACCAAATGCTGTAAGTGCATCTGTAACAATATCGGATGTCGTTGCCAAATCCTCACCGGATGCAGCGGCAAGATTCATAATGCCCTCAATACCGGACAGCATATCTTCCGTTTTCCAGCCTGCCATCGCCATGTAGTTCATGGCTTCAGCAGCTTCTGACGCTGAAAACTTTGTTTTTGCACCCATTTCTCTTGCTTTATCACGCAAAGCCTGTAAATCATCACCCGTTGCACCTGATACAGCGGCAACCTTTGACATTGCAGAATCAAAGTCAGAGGCGGTTTTCACAGCAGCAGTTCCGAGAGCCGTCACACCTGCGGTAACAGGCAGAAGTTTTTCTCCTGCACCTGAAATTTTATCGCCTGCATTCTGTAGAACTTGTCCTGCCTCACCGATTTTAGCAAGTTCAGAATTTGCATTTTTTGCTTCCGTTTCAAGTCTTTTCAGTTCGTTTTCCGTATCGACAATTTCACGCTGTAAGGCATCATACTGCTGTTGTGAGATGTCGCCATTTGCAAGAGCAGTATTTGCCTGTTCTGCGGCAGTTTTCAGCGTTGCAAGTTTATCTTTTGTGGCAGAAATACTGTCGGCAAGAAGTTTCTGTTTCTGTGAAAGAAGTTCTGTATTTTTCGGGTCAAGTTTCAGGAGTTTCTCTACGTCTTTCAGCTGTATTTGGGTGTTTTTAATGTTCTTATTTACGCTCTCTAAGGCTTTGGACAGCTTGGTTGTATCACCGCCGATTTCTACGGTGATGCCTTTGATGCGGTTTGCCATGGGGGTCACCTCCTTCGTTGGTGTATGAAAAAAGCACCTGCCGTAGCAAGTGCTTTCTTAAATTTTTTCATTCTTCATTTTTTCTTCCGATAAATACAAAATCCATTAAATCTCTAAACTCTCGTATTGAGTCCTCAACGGTATCATAACGTTCCTTATTCAGATCGTAAGCAGGCTTTGCTTCTTCGATAGTATGATATTTACCGCTTAATTCAAATGAGATTTTTTCGCAACAACATTCATACATATTTTCAGCTAAACCCAAAGATTTAGCCATTGATGCAAATTTAGGAGAACAAGCTGGAATAGAGAGAAGGTGATCCTGTTCTTCATCAACCCATTTTTGTGCTGTATCTGGATTGAATGCCTTCATAGTAGCAAGTGTAAGTTTATCTATGATACTCACATTTGTATTGTCATTTGCATATAAATAATAAAGCACCTTATATCGAATGATCGGCGGAAGGCAAGAAAAAAATGTCATAATGCTGGAGTTGGAACCAAACTTGTACTTTGTAAAGTATTGTATAAAAATGCAAGATAATAAATTGAGAAAATTGTCATGGATAGACTCATAATCATGCTGAGTTATTTTTTCTCTTATTTTTGAATGTGAACACGAATTTGTAGCGTAGTATTTATCAGCATCATCTTTTAAAGCAAGGATACACTTTTCATAATAATCGCCATTATCAAGATTGCGAACAGCTTGTAAAACCTTAGGATTACCTAACGTTAGTTGTTCATCAGGATTAAAGTCGATAAGTTTTCTCACGATGATTTCAGAATACATCCTTATTTGAGCAATTTTTCCTCTATAAGAGGTATTGGTATAAAAAATATCATGAACGCAGTCGGTAAGGATTTCTATATAATCCTCATTTTTAAATTTTGGCATCACTATCACCTCATAACAATGATAGCACAGTATTGAGAAAAAGTCAACGTCAGAACGAGTCAAAATCCTCCTGCGTAGCAAGAGAATCGTACTTGAAGCTGTCATTTTCCTTTTCTGTGAACATATCATTAATCAAACCAATTGTCAGCAAATCAAGCTCGGTCATCGAAAGACCGAGCTGTTTGCATCTCAGGAGAAATAAAGGTGTTGTCATCGGTCTGTCAGTTTTGCGATGTTTTTTTTAGATTCCACCTGCGTGGCGGTATTCAGTCCCCACAATTCAATGAGCTGCGGAAGAATCTCGTAAATACTAAACGTGTTGAACTGTTCCAAAAAGTCATCGGGATTATCCGGAACATTCTCCGGGTCAGCGTGCTTTGCCATTACGAAGGCTATATTTTCAAAAACCTCCAGACTTTCGATATCCAGCCCGGAATTTTCTTCATCGCCCTCTTTGACGTTTTTCTGCAATGCAGCAAAATCACGATAGATATCACGACCGAATTTCAAGCGATAAAGACGGGGTACGGCGGCACTTGCCTTGAAAGGAACGGAAATACCATCAATTGTAATGTTTTTCTGAATAGCCATAGCAATACCTCCTTATGACGATTTTGTAGAAGATTTGACTGTTGTATCAGGGTTATACGGCATCTTGAACCAGTTATTATACACTGTATCTGTGGTGCTTTCAGTAGTTTTGGACTTCACAAGACCTGTCGGCAAAGGAGTAGCTTTCAGTGACAGCTTTTCAGTCTTGACTTCTGTGCTTTCCTCAGTGGTTGCAGATTCTGTTGCAGGTCGAGAAGCGGAACAGCAATACATCACGTGTCGGATATGATGCTTGTCGCCTAAAAACTCAAACATCAGTGCAAACTGTGCAAGTTCCGTATCATTCTTTTCTACAAGAACACCGTTATTATCAAGGATTTCTCCTAAGATTTCAGTTGCAAATTCAGTTGTTATAAGGGCGATTTCAAGGTCACCTGTATATCCTGCATTGTTGTTGATGACGTAATAAACACCATTGTCCGCAAAGAAATTCTCTGCTTCGCCGTTTGCGTCAATAGAAAGCGATACGGCACCGGGCAGATGCTTTGACGGACCATATGCCGGGACAGTTTTGTTGCCGTCGGGGTCTTCACCCCATTCATTGATTTTTGCCCAGTAGACATTCTGCAAACCGAATTTAACCTTGTTTTTCTTGTTCGCCATTGGTTAGACCTCCGTTTCGTAAAGCACTTCATAGAGCCTTTCAGACTCTATCCATGCTTCTGTCTTGTTGTAAAAAATGTGATGCTGCCTTAAAATCTCCTCCACACGTTCTTCCACTTCCGGTGATTTCTTATCCGTGTACAGTTCAATGTCCAGCTGTTTGAAGCTGTAATACATCAGATTATCAGCCGAAAAGGTATGCTCGCCGGGAGAAAGGAAAAGTAGAAAGGGCGGTGCAGGACTTTCGCCCTCTGCAAAGTGATGATAGGAAAAAGGACAATCCATTTCCAGCATCATTTCATTGATTTCTTCATAGGTCATGGTAATGCCTTTCTGATCAGATTTTCCAATAATTCTTCGCCATTCTGTTCAGCCGGAGCAATATGCGGTTTTCCTGCAACACGCCCACCGCCACGTTTGGCGTGACCATGCTCCAATAAATGAGCCAGCTGATAGCGGTTCTTGGAATATACCGTCATTTGCAGAGAATGGCTGTTCTCGCTGACTTTATTGGCTGTCCAGCTTTTTGCGTAAGCACCAGTGTCTTCCGGAGCATTTGAAGATATCTCTTTTCTAACTTCGGTTGCAGTTTTTCGGACTGCTTTTTTCACCTCTGTATCGGCAAGGTCAGCATATTCCTGTAAGCCTTTCATGATCTCACTTGCCATGTCATCAATAGATGTCACTGGGAGCACCTGCCTTTCGGACTTCTCCCTCAATTGCGAGATAGTCCATTTTTTCATAGTCGGGTTTTACACTGACAATATCAAATGTCTGTCCACGGAACAGAATCCTGTGTGTTGTGGCGTTCAAAGACAGCAGATAGGAACTCTGCCGGACAAGGAATGACACGGACTGTATTTCTCTGGTGACTCCCGTATTCACTTGTTCGGCAGAGCTTTTCACGCTGACTTTCGCCCAGCAGGAGAAAACCTCGTCCCACTTGGAAGTATGGTTTCCGATTTCATCTACCACGGTGCGATGCTCCAGAATGGTGATACGCTGATTCAGTTTATCAAAATCCATTACACCACACCCTCTCGCTGTGCAAACAGAATGGAACGCAGGCTCATGGTTAAGGCGTGGTAGTCTGGTTTGGAGCGATTCTCGTATAAATATCCGAGAGCGAATAATACCGCTGTTCTCGTCACATCTTCAAAACAAGTGAATTTTTCCTCATCCATTCTACCCACGTCCTTGACCAGTGATTTTGCCGTATCGAGCAGTTGGAGGATGAGCTTGTCATCCTCCTCATGGTCGATACG